TGTTGTAGAAGCACTTCCTACAAAATTTCTCTTAAAGATTGGTAGTTGTCTATGCTTAAGATCAAATGCTCTCTTAACGTCAGTCTCAGTAGCAGTATAAGCACCAAAACCAGTATCAATAGTAGCATTAGTCAAATCTATTTCAGTATTCTCATTTGCCTCATCAACTAGTCTTAGAGCAGCTTGGAATACCCTAACCTGAACATTTGCACTTGCTATAGGAGTAAATGTTAATGTAGTATAATCTCCAGAAATAGCAGCACCAAAATCACCAAGGTTAGTTACAGTTTGGTTGATAGCATATTCTGTTATATAAGAAGTAGTACCATCATCTACTACTATGACTTCTGATATCTGATAATGACTATTAGTAGTATCTTCTACACATACGACATAATAAGCGCCATTAAATGTCTCAGTTTCATACTGTGCTACTGTAGTAGCAGAAGGAGAACCACTAGCAGATATAGAAGTGTATCTAGAATCTAAATTAGCAGTGTTTAGTGATGTAGTACCAACTCCAGCAGATGAAGCATTTCCAAAGTCAACATGAACAGTATTAGCAACATATGTACTTGCAGTTGATACTGTAGGATGAAGATCTAAATGAACTCTAGAACCAGCAATATAAGCACTATAAGTTCCAAGACCAGGTTCACCAGAAGCACTACCAACAATACCAGTAGATAACTGTCCATACTCAATCATATCAACATTAGTTCCATCATGAACCAAAGTTATCTCATCATGTTCCCAATATGAAGCATCACTAGCAGCATAGGATACTAATACCTTAGATCCTCTGTAAGTAGTAGCAAAAGATACAATACTATGCTGTGTAGTGATTCCTAAAGGTATAGTTGTAGTGCTACTAGTAATATTAACAATTCCACCCAATCCAGTAGAACCTACACCAGCAACACTGTCAGAAATGTTAAATGCAACATTAGAAACATCATAATTATTAAATTTAAACTTCTTGGGGAAGAATAGTAATCTTCCATCATCACCAGCAATATCCATATCATAGGAACCTAAATCCCCACCAAATTCACCAAGGTCAGTATTAGTTTCAACTCTACCATACTGGTTTAAGAAGATATTACCACTATCATCATGAAGAGCAGATACTAAGAGTATTTGTCTTTCTTTAGTAAATCTCTTATCCCTAATGAAGGTGATATATTTTCTATATCTTACACTTGCCAATGTAAAACTATCAACAGACATAAATGCATCTGTTCTAGCATTATTATTAAATTCACTACTAATATCATCTACAGTCAATACCCTATTACCAATAGACTCATTATAATCTTGCAAAATTCTAGATTCAAAAACTATTTCATCAGAAATAATAGATGAATCTAACTCTAATGTTTTTTCAGTTACAAGATCAAAATCAAATACAGTATTTAAACTAATAGGTTCTACAAAATTTGTAATAACATCAAAACTAGTTCCACTTTGAACAGTAGATATACCTAATGATTCTTCATTCCTAATAACCAGATCACTGAATTTTTTAAATCCTCCAGTATGGTTTAAGGTAGATACAGGTTCATCCCATTTTTCAAATTCAACTTCAGATTTTAAAGAATATGAGAAATATTGATAATAATCACTATCAAAAATTCTTTGCAATCCTTCATTTAAAAATCCAGTATTTTTTTGGAATCCTTCATTTACTATAGAAGAAGGTCCTATATCATATAAAGAATTATCTAAAATAACTTCTGTTATTTTTCCTTGAGTTCCTGATGATTCTCCTATAAAATTATCGCCAACTTCAAAATCTTGAGTAGAAGATATTCTGATATATCCATAACTATTATTCCATGATTGAATAACTCCTTTTTTAGATCCAGAAACTCCATATTCTCCCTTTTCAAATTCATCAACTTTTAAAGAAGTATTAAATATTGGGAAATCTTCTTCTGCTATGATTTTACCAGATGAAAGATTAGATTTAAATGTTCCTGGAATTTCTCCCTCTTCAAGAATATTAGATAAACTATATCTTACTGTACCTAAAGTTCCTCCAATATTAGGATCAGTTGCTAAAATTTCAAATAAAGTATAATCATAATTTGAGCTATTAAATCCTTTTCCAGTGCTTCCAACTCCAACACTAACACCTTCAATCATTACTTTCTTACCCACTTCAAATGGATAATCTGCTGCATCAGCAAAACTAGCTCCAATAGTTATAGTTACGTTATTTGCTCCATTATCATAATCAATATTATTAATAGTATATCCATTAGAATTACTAGTAGGGATTATCTTAGGTGTAACATTATTCAAAGTTTTAGTATTTCTTAAAATACTAACTTGAGTATCTCCTAATTCATAATTCAATTCAACATCATTAACAACTTTATTAGTTAATCCATCTAAAAGAACTAAACCTGGAGATTCTAAGTAATTTTTACCAACAGAAGTAATTCCAATGGATTTTAGAGAAGTAAGTAAATCTACTTTTATTAATTGAGGAATATTAGCTTCAGGTCTTAAAGTTTTATCTACTGGATAATCAAATCCAATATCTCTAATAACATTTTTACTTATTTTACCTATATTACGACCTCTTGTTTCTAAAACTGCATTTTTACCTTTATCAGTTATAATAGTAGAAATTCCTGGTAGAGTTTTATATTGATATCCACTATTTTCAATAATAACCTTACCTATAGGTCCATCGGCTTTAGTGGAATTTGTATAATAAGAAAACTTACCATCTGCAGAAGTATATTCTAATTTTTGAGGAGAAATAGGACTTATAAAAGAGAATGTAGTAGAACCTAAACCTACTATATTTTGAGTTCCATTTAAAATATTATTATAGAAATTTATAGAATTGGATAGTTTAACATTCTCAACATCCCTTATAATTTGCAATTTAACTAATGTATTTAAAGTTTCATTTATAGGTATTAAATTATAATATAAAGGTCCATCAATTTCCTTAATATTTTTAACAGTAAGATTGGCATTTGCATCTATACCAATTCTACCAGTTCTGACAACATTAAAATCATCACTTTCTCCAGAAGTAACAAATTTATTATTTAAATTTGGATCTTCATATAAATTAAAATCAAATGCACTATATGAAACTTCATTATTAATAAATGCTAATGAAGAATCCGACAAATCAAAATATATTTTTAAATTTTTCTCTATAGCTATAGGAGGATTAATTGGAGATATAGTTCCAGCAGAAGCACTAGTAATATTAATTACTTTAGGGTTTATATTAATAGATTCATAATGATTATTGCATAATTTGAAAGTATTATGATCTAATACAAATACATAATAAATCCTATTATCTGATAAACCTCCAGAAGAAGTGTCTGCAGTATGAATAACTTTTTGTCCAGTTTTATATCCATGTCTAGAAATAGTAATACTATCATTACCAATATTAACATCACCAGAAGCAAAAGTTCTTGGATCTATTACTAATCTTCTATTATAATCATTATAAGCCACTTTTACAGTAGTGGTTATACCTGGAGCAACATCTAAATTAACTTGATCTTTAGCTCCAAGACCATGAGTAGAAGAAGTAGATACAGTAACCATAGATCTACTTAAAGATCCTACCACCATATTCTCATAATTAGTCTTAAAACTATGGTAAACTCCAGTACCAACTCCGATAAAATATAATGTAGAAACTGTAGTAGTACTATTAATTCCTACAAAAGAACCAGTAGAACCTACTCCAACTTGTGCTGTAGCAATTCCAATCAAATTATTGTTTATTTTTGCTGCATATACTGTTTGACCTTGAGTAAGAGCAAATCCATCAACTCCATCAGTAGATACTGATACAGCAGCTCCTGCATTAGTGCTATAAGTTAAAGCATCTCCAGTATTTAATCCATGATTTTTAAAATAAAGTGCTTTAGTTGGAATGAATATTTCACTTATTCCAGTTCCAGGATTAGAGAATACAAGAGTTGATCCAATTCCTACTCCTGAAAGAGTTCCCAATCCTATAGATTCTGCAGGATTAAAATACAATTCATTATTAAGTTTTAAATTTTTCTGTATTTTGGGAGTAGTATAAAAACTAAAAGATCTTGGTTTTTGTTGAAGTTGAGTAGTTGCTGTATGAGCAGTTCCAGTAGTAGAATTATATTCTCTTATTACTCTAATCCTAGATGAATCATTATCAACATTCAATACTTTTACGCATTCAGTTCCTATACCCAAAAGATCATTAGATCTAATGAAAGGATATCTTACATAACCATTCAAATTAAAATAAGTTATTATGCCAGTAGCAGCAGAAGTTCCTACTTCTTCAAATAATCTAAATGCACTAGTTTGTATACCTACAGTTATTATAGTATTATTATTAATTCCAGTAGTGCTCAATCCAGATAGAAAGATTGATTCTCTATTATAAAAATTATGAGGAACTGTAGTATATCCTACAAATTCACTAGAGCTAGTTTGTAGAAATTCTACATTAGAAAATTCAGTATTAGCAATACTAATATTAGTTATAGTTCTACCTTTAATAGAATTAACTTTAGATTTTGCACCATAACCACTAGATCCAGCATCTTCAAAAACTACTTCATCATTAACTTTATATCCAGTTCCTCCAGTAACAATACCTACTGCTTGTATATTACCAGCAGTAGTAGATTCTACATATGTTTTTTGCTTACGAATATCACTAGGATCTACTAAGAAATCATATACACTATCCTTTAAAAGGAAATTATATGGAGTAGTATTCCTAACTAATTTTGTTTGATTTAAATCTATTACATCTTGATTTGAATGAGAATTGAAATTATATTCTATAGGTTCATGTTTAAATGAGTTACCTATAAAGTATGGAAATTGTGGTTTTCTGTAATTTTTAAATACTCCTTCAGAATCTCTAAAATCTGGATTAATTAAAGAAAAATACGCATAAACTCCATTAGGATATTCTGGTGTTTTACAGAATCTACCATTATGTTCATCTAAATCTTTATCGTCTGAATATGAATAATCTTCTACAAAAAATCCTTCAGAATAAATTGGATCTCCATTAGAAGTAAGAGGATTTGGTCTAATTGAAGATATAGAAGGAGTATATCCAGATTCTAAAATCTTAATTGGACCACCAGAAGCATTGGTATATCCATAAGGACCATAAATTGGACATCCATCATAAGACCATCCAATAATAGGAGAATGGTTTATAGAATCCTTTTCAATATCATTCTCAAGAGATAAATCAGGTACAAATACTTCTTTATCACCTACAGTTTTCTTCACGTATGTTGATTGCCTTAATTTTCTAGGAGCATATAAATGAGAATATTGAAGTCCATATTCGGGGTTTAATCCTGTACTAACAATACCATCATCAGTTGTAATTTGATCATTTTGAATTAATTTCTGAACATTGTTAATATTCCAAGTTTTGGGATTAGAATAAAAACTAGCACCATCTCCATTAGGTGTTACTGTTATAATAGCATCTGAAGAAGTGTGACCTACACCAGCATTTATTATTTTAACTGATTCTATTGTTCCATCTTTTAAAATAGGAACAATTTTAGTTCCTTGACCAGTTCCCTCTACTTTTAAATTTGGAGGAGAATTGTATTCTACTCCTTTGTTCAATACTATAACTTCTGACAACTTACCGTCAACACTTATTATAGGAAGTAGTTGAGCATTTTTACCATTTTTTATATTAAAAGTAGGTTGTCTATTATAATTGATTATATCTGAAGATCCATAACCTACTCCACCATCAGCAATATATACAGATTTAATAGATCCTCTTACTATAGGTCTTACTTGAGCATTAAACTTTTGTCCAGATAAAGTAGATATTCCAATATTTCCCTGTACATACACTCTAACTTTAGGATAATTAAATTCATGTATTCCACTACCACCAGAAAGCAAATCTACATATTTTTGATTTCTCATGTAGAAATTGCGTGCTGTAGATCCTACTCCAACAGAAGATAACTTAAATGAGCCACCATCTACAACAGTAACATAATAATTAGTTAAAGTAGTAAGTCCACTTATAGGAGTAGATTTATTATTATAATATATTATTTCACCAGTTTTATATCCATGATTAGGAATATTGATTATATTAGTAGCAGTATTAATTCCAGATGAAGTTACTGAAGTTAACCTATTAGTATATCCAGAACCAGAACTTCCAATACTTATAGAACTTAATACCCTTTTTTCTTTAGCGCATTTTAATTCTTGAATACCTGCACCATAACCAGTAAGTGCAATAGAAGAAACTCCTGTAATTGCTTGAGAATACTTATTATGTAATGAAACTGTAGTTGCATCTTTAATACAACAATAATATGCTGCACCAGTAGTTAAACCTGCAATTGCAGTTTGAGCATCTGTAATATAAGTTACTAGTTCTCCATCTCTAAATTTATGATATGTAGAAAATCCTATGGTATTATTAGTCAAATTTACATATCCACCAGTCTCAGTGGAATTAAATGTTAAAGAATGTTTTTTAAAAATTAAATTAGGATATGCTATACATCCACTACCATTTCCGCCAGCTATTTTTATAGTTGGAGTATCTATATAATCAAATCCTCCATCTATTACATCAATTCTTTCAACAGAACCTTGAACTTCACAATATGCAGATACTCCTACTCCAGTAGAATCTGTAATAGATAAAATAGGTGGATTAATTACATCATAATTATCTCCCCCACTTGTAACTGAAATTTCTTCAATAGGTCCATAATGAACAATATCATTTGACTTATAATTAAGTATTTCAACTCCATTTACTAAAATACCAGTTTTTCCTACTGGAGTTAATTTATTAGAAAGAGTAGAAACAGGATTTTGAATCTTTCTTATTAATTTTTGAGATGATATCGTTTTTCCGCTAAAAGGAGAAAGTTCAAATTTATTATTAGTTACATTTCCAGAAAAAGAAACATATACTTCATTATCAATATTTGCACTACTCTTAGAAATTTTAAAAGTATTAATATTAACTCTTTTAACAAAATATTCACCTGAAGCAATATCTAATTTATTATCACCATTACCAGGAACATAAATTATTCTTTCTCCAGTTAATAATCCATGATTAGGAATAGAAATTTCTGTATTTTCTTCAAATCCACCAGAAAATGTAAGAGAACTTTCTCTTATATCTAAAGCATCTTTAAAATAACTTGGAAGTGAAGGAGAAGTAATATATACATCCTCACCAGTACTCTTTATATCCAAATATGAATTTTGAATATTAGTAGTGTAAATATTAGTTGCTGGATAATTACTTAAATTAGCTTTAGATAATAATCTTTGAATTCTATAATCTGTACTAGGGTTTAATTCTCCAGATCCTTTAATTAAAATTTCCTTAGAACTAATAAGAGAAATAATATCACAAGAAACACTATTAATAAGAGCGTTATCTCCTACAATAAAATTATGATCATTATCTAAATTTAATTTATAAGTAAAGTTTGAAGAGTCAACTAGTTCTATAGATTCTACATTATATGTGACAGAAATATTAGTAAGTAAATTATCAGTTACTTTACTTTTAGAAATTAAACCTAAACCTTTAGGCTCAATAATACTACCAGGTTCATTATAATAAGTAGTATCAAATTCACATTCTAAATCAGATAAAACTCCAGTTACTCTAACTTTTACTGGATTAGCAGTTCCTACCCCAGAATATCCATAAGCAAATGCATCCAATCGTAAATCTTGAGTAGAAATAAGAGGCTTATCTACTCCAGAACATCCAAAAAATTGAGTTAAAGATTTAGAATCATACTCTATAGAATTAAAAGTTCCATCTACATAACCAGCAATTAAAGTTCCAGTAGTTCCAAATCCTACAGTAGAATCTACAGATAAAACAGTAGAACCAGCAGAAACAGAATCTACTAATTTAGTATTGGGATGTATAGAAAATTCTCCACTTAATCTATCATCTTTTTTATTATAATCTAAACTTAATCTATAATAAGTCTTATCACCTCTTACTATTTTTTCTACACCACTAATAGATCCATTAGCTCTAGGCAATCCATAAACATTATCTTGAAATAAGTTTCTATTAACTAAATCAGAAGGATCTCCTTCAAGAGCTTCTACTACAAGTTGTTTTGAGACTTTATAATTAGCATCAGACGGAATAAAAAGAAAATCACGTGGTTTAATGACTTCTACATCCTTTCCATAAAGTGCTCTAAATAATATTTCAAAAGATTGATCAGTACCTTTAGATGAATAAAAATCCTTTGATTGTTTAAGAAATAATCTCTTATCAACATCAGAATTTAATGTTCTTTGTTCAAATCCTGGAGTAATTTGTTTTTTAACTTTTTTATAAAATTCCTGTAAAAATCTAATACTTAAATTATTAACTGCAGTTCCAGAAGAATGCGTAGAAATTCCTGATGTAGAAAAAAGAAGTTCATCAGATTTAGATGGACTTTTATATGTTGTAATTCCACTAAACCCTCTAGCACACCCAGTAAAAGAAGTGGATGTGATTCCAGTATATGTAATAATTTCAGAATCTATTTCAAGTAATCCATAAGAATCAGGAAATCCAGTAGTAGATTTTACTGATATAGTATTATCAGCAATTCCCACATTAGATGATAGAGTTGTAGTCTCTATCAAATTTGTCAATTCATCAACTTTAATATATTTGTCAATATTTTGTAAAATATCTAATGTAGACCCTTGACCCTCTAACGCAGTATAATATTGCGCTAAAAATTCACCAGCAAGAGGAAAATCCGCTCTTACGAAATCTGGCAGTTGATTTTTTACAACTGAACTAATTTTGACTCTTGTATTTTCTGGCATTGATATTAGTATTGTGGGGCGGCCTGTGGCATATTAGAAGATCCTAATACATATGTATCTGAGGATAGAAGGGATGTATTTTCCCTTTCAGAATCAGTCAATCTAGCTATATCACCACCCATATAACTTGAAGTGGCTGTATAAAGAGTACCTGAAGTATTGTCACCAGAACTAACATTATCAGCAATCATATCTATAGTGCTATTATTAATATCTAACTGAAGATATAAATCCTGCAATCCAATAACATCATTAGACTTAGGACATGCTGAAATTTCTATTATTGGAATACCTTGAACCTGTTTAGATGTTCCTACTATATTAATTGGTTTCAATAGGATTTCACCCTTAGCATAATCAACAGTACCTACATTATTACTAACAATTGTAGGATTAGTCCTTCCTTGTAATGTAAATAAAATTAATCTTCCAGTTTTTCTATTAGAATTAGTAATATCACTTAAATAAACAGTATCTGCAATTCCAAAAATATTAAATCCTGATGATTTAATATTATAACCGTTTCTACTCTTAATATAAAAAGAATTACCAAAACAAAGTTCATATTCTGCATTTTGGTTTAATGCAGGTTTCATATCTCTTCTAATTTCAATTTTAGTGATATTTGAAGTTATTGAATCATTACTATTATCTACAACAGTTTGAAATTTACTATATTTAAATTTCGCACCATATTTATTCATTTCTGAGGAATCTGCATAAGTTGAAATATTATTTAATACTACAGTTTTAACTGCATCTGCACTTGCAGCTAAACTTGGGTTATAATATGCATTAATATGAGATTCAACATACAAATATTTCAAATCTAAGATTTCAGTGATAATTCCAGCAACAGAATACTTTCTTAAAAGATCATTAAGGTTATTTTTGATAGAATCTGGTACATAAGGACCATAAAATGGTTTTATGGTGATAAAAACCTTCCCGTATTGAGGAGGAACCAATTCTTCACCTCCAAAAGCTGAAACTGACTCAGTTTCTGGGTAAATTTTAGGAATTAATGCCTCATAATCACCTGCAGTGACTGCTCTATTGTAAGTAGAGTAAATTTTAGGTGCATAACGTTTAATTGAGTCTACTGATTCAATGTCTTTACCTCCAGTAGAGTTATTTACAGTAGAAAGTATAGAAATTCCTGTACTTATAAGGTTATTATTATTATCTACCAATCTTCCATTGAAATTAAAGGAAGAAACTCCATTTGCTTCCTCTCCGCTACTAGTAATATAGGAAACTTCAATATAATTCAGTGCTTTTAACTTTTCTCCAAAGACTCCATCACCAAAAATTAACTCATATCTCTGATCATCCACTTCTTGAATGAAATAGACCCTAGAAGAGGAGGTAACTTCAATTAAAGTGTCAGAAAATACGTATTTTTTAGAAGAAGTGCTAGATTCAGTGTCTCTTACAATCACTTCTAAAGTAGAAGTGTCAATATTTGCATTATCTAGGGTATATCTTGATGGTGGAGCAGGTGTTTGTGAAGAAACAGTGAAATTGGAGTTTAAAAATGTGCCTTCAAAGATTGAAACATTACTAAAAGTAGCAATTCCATCAACTACAGGTACTGTTATATCACTTGGAACACAAAAAGAGTAACTTTCTGACCCAAAAACAGATGCAGAAGTGGCCACAATGCCTTTTTTAAGGGTCAGAGTGACAGGTTTAGTAGTAAATCCAGTTGTATCTACGAAAAATGAGATTATTGCCCTTGCAGCAGTCCTAGATCTGGGTGTATATCCAATATTTCTTGCTAATGCTACTACATTTTCCCTTAAAGTAGCACTATCTATGAAAACCTCATTGCTAATCATGTTAGCATTGTATGAGGAGATGTAAGTATTGTATGCTAATACATCAAGTATGTTGGAAAGATTAGATCCTTCAAAATCATAATCAGTAAAATCAGAATTTTCTTTCAAATAATCCTTCAATGAGGTCTTTATTTGATCGAAATCTAAATCTGTAAAGTTTACTAGTGCCATTTATCTTGTAGGCTGTAGTGCAAAGTTTAATTGTTGAGGTAGAGCATCAGCTCCTATGATATCATAAGTAATAGTTACATCAAATTGATGATTATCAAAGTCACCTTTGACTTTTACATCCTCTAATTTGACTCTAGGTTCAAATCTGATGATAGTTTGTTCAATTTCATCTCTAATAACAGCACCAGAAATGTCATCTATGTTGTCAAAAAGGACTTCACTTACTTCTGACCCTAAACTTTCATTAAAAAATCGCTCTCCAGGAGTAGTAAGTACTAAATTCCTGATAGAACGTGCTATTGCAGTCTCATTTTTGACACCAATTATGTCATCCGTAATGGGATTTACCTCAAAAGACATGCTAATGTCCTTAAATCCCCTACTAATCCTTTCTAAAGGCATGAAACAACAGTAAATATAAGTTATTTATGTGTATTATTACGCAAAAAAAAGAGACCTAATGGTCTCTTTGTTATCTTCCTTGTCCTCTATACCTTTTTTTAGGTTTATTGGCACTTGTTGCTGCGTATTTGGTGTGTTTCCCCCTACCTTGATAAGTTTTTTTAGGTATGGTTTCTACATAATCACCACCAGAGAGAGATTTTCGAACTGGCATTAGTTTTCTTCCTCCAAATCTTTCATAATTTTGTCAGAGATCGCTAGAACGTTACTCACATTCTTTAGATTTTCTATTTGAAACATTACATCAGCAATGTGTTTGCTAATATAAGGTTCTTCACTTCTTGCTGAGAAGGCAAGAGCATTTCTTAGTGATGCTAGTGCCTCATCCAGTGAGTCTTGTACTTGTTTTGATAGTGTCATTAGAGGTCCCCCTAGATAACTCTTTGTTTTTCATGACCCACCCTAATACGAGGGTCACACCATATCTCCTCACCCTTCTCAATGGCATCTAAGCAGAAGGAGACATCCTCACCACACATATCCTGTACTGCCCCAGATTCAAAGACTTGCATCTTAGGAGCAAACCAAGGATAAGGAAGGTTCTCAAAGACACCCTTCTTAATAAGTACCCAACCAAAACCTGTGTAGTCTACTGTGAAAGGCTTCTTCCTCTTACTCATAGTCTCAACAGTTTCATGATTCATCACTCCACCATTCTTTCTGAAATCATCTTCTTCCAACCAGTGAGCAACTGAGGTGGTTGTGCCATCTTCAGTAGCATACCAACCAGCTGAAATAGGTCTTTCATCACCCTCTGCAGGAACTGCCATATCACACAATTGCCAGAACTTTTCTGTGGTAAAGACAATATCAGAGTCAATCCATAACTGATAGTCATATTCTAGTTTACCATCCCAAGGAACTTGCTTTGGTCCTCTGAGTACATTAGCACCTAATACCTTACATCTAGCAAAGTTAACCATCGATGAGTAGTCTT